CTGTGAAGTTGCAAGTTATTTTTCCTTTATCCACATCAAAAGAAAAATTATCCACACCAATAATTCTTTCATCCCAAGTCAAAGCTTCTGTGATTCGCCTTTTCAATTCAGGTATCACATAACTGACTGGTTGACCGTAAAGGTCAATAAGTTCAATTCCATAGTTCCATGAATAAATAACATACTGATACCTTTCAGTGTTCAGTATGTTAAAAATTACTTGAACCATTGCTTCCTGTCCATCTGCATACCCCAAGATGATATTTTCATCAAGATGCATTTTATATGTTTTGCTTGGTTGTTCTTCTATCACAAAATCCTGTTCAAGGAATCCATTTGTTGATGGTATCATGTGACCAACCTATCCCATACAACATATTGCTGACCACCTTGCATCCTCAAAAGAAGAACAGTATCACCGACAACCAAGCCATTGTGAACAGTGATTTCTTTCTTTCCTTTAATTTGATGCTTGTGTGTATTATTTCCAGTGGTTGAACTGCTGCCATCATCCGTATAGGAATGACTGTGGGTGTTATCTTCTGTGTAGTGGTCAACGGTAATGTTGGTCTTAAAATCAGTTACATTCCTTGTCAGAATCAATTGTGCATCTGTTAAGGTCATCTTTTGTTCCACATTTATTTTCAATGGGGAAGTAGAAGTGACCTTTCCAAATACAATCACACAAGGCTTTGAAGCTTCAACTGCATCCAAAGCTGCTTTCTTTATTGATTCAATTAAATTAGGCAATAAATTCACCACCCCTCAAAGTTAAGTCCATTTTGTGTTCACTTTCATTAAAAGTGTGCTTGCATCTTTCCACAAGCATGAAATTTTGTACTGCCACATCACCCAAGTTCAAATTGACAACAACCATGCTTCCTGCTCTGACCTGTAAGTGTCCAAAAGCATTTGTGATTTTCAAATTTCTTGTTTTTGCATTGTAAAGTGAAAGTAATGCATCAACTTTTGCCTGACCGTTTTCACCTTCCTGTAAAGTGTCATAATATTGTAGGATACCCCAGTTGTTGATGTTGTTTGAATCCTGTGCAATGTAAACTTCCCTTTTTCCTGTTTTTTCGTTCTCATACACCAACTTGATTTTGTTATAAGTCTGTGAATCAATACTGGATGTGTAGTCAAAGTTTTCACCTGTTTCTTCATCAATGACTACACCAAGCTTCATTCTTTCAAGTGCTTTCAAAGTAAGCTTCCCAAAGTCATCATATAGAACATACATGGTCTTTTTATTCATTAGTTCCAAGTCCAGTGCATTTTGAATCATATCAATCAAGGTTGTGTTATCTTCTATCCTGGAAGCAATGATGAAGCTTGTATTCTCTATTGTGCCAAGGTTCATGTTATAGTCATTGGCAACCATCTTGATGAAGTCTGATGCAGTTTTATTGGTGTAAACATAGGTGTCTTTATTCTTCAAATACCGTATTTGGTCATATGCTGTGACTGCAATGTTCTGTTGCTTATCACGCTTCTTTGAAAAGATGAAGCCATAGAAAACCTTCACACCATCAACAACCAATCTGACAGGGTTTCCTTCTGTGAAGTTAATCTCTTGGTCTTTGATGACTGTGAAGGTCAGCTTTCCAGGTGAATCTTTTCTTTCTGTTTCCCATACAATACCTTCTTCAACAACAGGGGCATAAACTTTGTTACCATTCTGAATTAAAAGTTCAACATCCAAAGTCACACCCCCTTAAACTGGTATAGTCAGAACTTGACCAACATAAATCACATTTGGGTTTTTTAGAATGTTTGTGTTTGCATTGTATATCTTCATGTACTGTGACCCATTTCCATAATACTTCTTTGCAATACCCCATAAGGTATCACCTTTGACAACTTTATGTGTTTTGGGTGTCACCTTTGGTGCAGGGGATGATTCAGCAGGTCTTGTGTTCTGCACTGTTGCAACTGGTTTTGATTGCTTGATGGTTACATTAACAGTCTTTGTGCCATAATCTCTGTACTGCTTCAACTTGACTTCCACATTTACATCAAAACCGTTCTTTTTATCTTCAATTATTTTGTAATCTTCCAAGCTGACCTTGATGTTAGTATCAAACAGAAGTTTTCCATTCGGAAATGTCCTGGACACAATGAATTGGAATGGTTTTTGACTTGTTTTCAACTGTTCCAGTTTATCAAGGAAAACATCAGCTTTCTGAAATCCGTTTTTATATACCGCAAATGGGTATTTTGTCTGTGGTAACAATGCTGTGAATGATATATCTGTCAAACCTGGTTTCTTCAAAATGTTGACTTCACCATCATTGATAAGCACCAATGTTTTATTTTTATTATCAATGCTGATAGTCAATTTTGAAGGGGCAACAGGCAACAGCATTGCATCCATATAAAAATCATAAGCCATTACGCATGCACCCCTTCCGCAACTACTTCAAGTGTTTCATTGACCTTTTCTTCAAGATAAGCAACCACACCATCAAGGTCAACTTCTGAATTAGCAGCTTTAATATCAGATGAAAAGTTCACTGTCAGTTCAGCAGTGGTGAACCTATTTACAGTATCCCTTTCAGCCAGGTCACGAATGTATTTCAATTCTTCACCTGTCATTTCCATAGAACCTGCAATACTATCTGTATCATCAGCAATATTGGATAAATACTGTGAAGGGTCATATCCACCTGTGTAATCATTAGCATCAGGAATATCTATATTGAACAAGTTCGCAGGGTCAAAATTTCCAATGCTTTCTTCAAGATTTTCACCTGCTTCATATCCTGCATTCCAAGCATCACCATATGCCCATCTTTTCAGACCCAAGTTTTCAACACTCAAATCCAGTTCATCCATTACATTTTGATAGTTTTCATTTGGTGCATACTTTTCAACTGCTGCATCAGCCATGTCTTTCAGACCTGACCGCCATCCTGCAACTGTATCTGCCATATTTGAACCAAATACAAAGTCCAGTGCAGATGCAATCTTTTGAAGTATACCAAGAACACCATCAGCCATTCCTTGGAACAGATAAATGATTGATGATATTGGATTTGTAAAGATGTTTCCAATGAAATTTGCAAACTTAATGAATGGATTCACCAATGCTTCAATGATTCCAAAAATCAATTCAAGCAAACCCAAGAATAAGTTCCAAAGGAAAGCACCCAGTGTTGCAAATGCCCCAAAGATGATGCCTGTTGCACTTACAGATGTTCCTGCAACTTTGTTGATTATCCCAACAACAGCATACAATGCAGCAATAATTGCAATGATGATTATTAAAATCCAGGTGATGGGGGAAGCCAACAAAGCAGTATTCAGTCCATACTGTGCAGCGGTTGCTGCTGCTGTTGCACTTGCCTGTGTTCCTGTTGCTGCTGCATGGAAGTATGAAGCAATAGCACTTGCAATCTTAATTCCTTTGCTTATCAGTTCAATTCCATTGGTAATTGCCAAATAACCTGCATACAAGCCAAGTGCAGTTGCCACACCATAAATCACAGGTGCAATGATTGACCAGTTTTCATACATAAAGCCACCAACCGCAGCCACCAAATCAAATATTTCAATGACTATTCCTGCAACCAGTATCAAAGCACCTGTGATTCCATCAACCAATTGGTTGAACCGTTCTGAATTTGCAATTTCATTCAGCTTTCCTAAAATAGGTTCAAATGACCTTAATGCTTTATTTGATATACTTGCCCACACTTGACCAAAGGTCATTGGCATCTGTGCAAATCTTGCATCTGTTTCTTCCGCTGCTGAAAGCATTGCATTTTTCACAATTTCCGCTGTGATTTGTCCTTCTGATGCCATTTCCCTGATTGAACCAATAGGAACATCAAGATAATTTGCAATTGTTTGGATGATGTTTGGTGCAGCTTCAAACACTGCATTTAGTTCTTCACCACGCAGGACACCTGCACCCAAAGCCTGTGTCAGCTGTAAGCTTGCAGAAGCAACTTCTTGTTGTGAAGCACCTGCAATGACAAATTGTTTGTTCAATTGTTCAGAAAATGCAATCAGTTCATCATTTCCACTGAATGCA